CGAGCTAGTCTTTCTGATGTAACAATAGTCAAAACACGATTGTAATGTTCCGCATCTATTTCACAGTCTGTGTCTGCTTCGGCACGAGTTGCGATCCCCTTTTCGTTTAAAACGTGTGTGCCGTTGTTAGAAAACAAAAATTCTCCGGGTAGTATTCTAATAGTCATATGTTAGGTCTTAATGATGTATTTTACCGAAATGTGTGCTGGGTAGGTTTCTGATCCAACTCTTGGTGTTCCAAACAAACCAAGAGTGCCAATGCTGTCGCCTGTTGCACCAAAAAATGTCCTAAAATTATTAAGGCCAGTTGCTGTGGCACCTGAAGTGATGCTCCCACCCCCGGCATCGTCAGCTGACACCCTGATGTTCATGTTGTGAAGGTGCCCCTGCATTTGATCGGCTTGTGCCGGACCTGTAACCCCAACATAAGATTGGCCGTTGATGAGCTGGCTCCCCGCTCCTCGTAAAAATACGCCCCCCGTGTTAGGAAGATTGAACGTCGTGATCTCATCTCCACTACCATATTCAGTGCCGATCGCTGCAAAAAGAGCAGCATAAACAGTGCGGCTAATCGCTGAACCGTCGCAGAGCAACCATCCAGACGGAACGCTATTGGCTGCGCTTGGTAAGATCGTAGCGGGTGGAATAATTGCCGAAAGAGTAAGATAACTCATACAATATAATAATTACTTCCGTCAGTGGTGATTGTTACAGAATCGTATTGATACTTAAGCTGTATCCCAACGTCTCCGTCAATTGTTCTTCCAGAAGGAGGGTTGTTAAAAATTCCGTTTGGTGCAATAGTGACTGCATTAAGAGAACTATCTGTTTTTTTGATGCGGATAAGACTGCCTGCTGTAGGAGCAGCAAGTGTAATAACAATAATATTGTTGCTTGCGTTTGCTAAAATAATTCCGTTATTGTTTGTTAAACTTGTGTGTGATGAAACAACGGATACTTGAGGAACCCCGCCAACATTAGCTACAACTTGATCAACGTACGATTTAGTGACGGCGTGTAGTGCTTGGGTCGGATCTGACGCGAGAGTTAAAAACCCGGTCATCGTGTCGCCAGCCACGTTGACGTAAACAGGATCAACTCCTGATTGAATGTATTTTGTTTTTAAAGTCATGTTGAATATTTCTTATATAACACAAACGCCAGAAACACAATCATCAACTGACGCTGTTTCTACTTTAGCGGTTTTTTCATAGCGAGTTTTTGCTTCCTCGATTGTTATTGCTTTAAGTGGAGGCTCTTCTACAGTACCGTCTTCCTTAATGAATCCTCTTGTGTTTTCGCGATAAAAGGTTGTTCCTTTGAGGGCAGGGAGATACTCTAACCACAGTTCATTCATTTCTTTTACGGGATAATCGTGTGCCATATTGATTGTCTTTGATACGGCGTTGTCAATGTGTTTCTGTACGATTCGCTGGACTTCCATGTGCTGCTTTACAGTAAGGTCATGTGACCCTACAAAGTGGTCAACTGACCTACCCTCGTCCATGAACTGAGCAAATAATGGATGGAACACAAGCTCAGTTTTACGTTCGTTATTTTGCCAATACCTTCTCTCGTAAGCCGGGGCGAACATTGGTTCAATCCCCGAGGAACAATTGCCTGATAGGATAGAAACAGTGCCGGTCGGAGCCTGCGTTAAGAGAGCGCAGTTACGAATTCCATGTTCAAGAACTAATGCTCTAGTTTTAGCAGGCATCCTCTTCATGAAATCAGAATCAATATGTTTTCGAGGATCACAGGCAGGAAAGGCTCCCTTTTCAATTGCAAGTAAAACAGAGGATTCATACGCAACTTTAGAAATGAATCTGTATAGTTCGTCAACGAATCTGTTGCTCTCTTCTGATCCATATTTTAATCCAAGGAGAGCAAGGGTATCCGCTAGTCCGGTTGTGCCCAGTCCGATGCGCCGGAGACGATGCGACTTTTCTTTCATCTCGGGAAGCGGGTAAGAATTAACAGTAAGAACATTATCAAGAAAGCGCACTCCAGTACGAATGACGTTTCCGAGTTTATGCCAATCAATTCCTTCTTCTGAAACAAACCGATGAAGAACAACGTGCCCAAGACAACAGCAATCATAAGCGGAAAGAGCAATCTCTCCACAAGGATTAGTCGTCACAAGGTCTTCTATGTAAGAAATGTTTGATTCTTTCTCAACCAGTTCCCAATTAAGAAATCCCGGTTCGGCAGAGTTGTAAGCGTTTTGTACGATCTTGTTCCAAAGATCCTTGGCCGAGACGTTCCTCTTGTACTTGCCTTTCCAGCTTAGTTCCCAAGTTGCGTCTTGTTTTACAGCGTTAATAAATTCAGTTGTTCTCTTTGATCTTACCGATACGTTAGCGTGAGTCAGTTCTCCCTTTGCTAACTTAGCATCAAGAAATTCAAGAACATCCGGGTGATCAAGATCAAGACTAAACATGAGCGCAACTCGGCGCTGCCCGCCAGCGCGAACAGGTTTTGCACAAGCGTCAACAAGACGCATTAGTTCAACGGCTCCCGGTGATTCCCCTTTTTGACCAGAGATAGGAGCGCCGCGAGGGCGAACGTCTGAAAAATCAATTCCACAACCACCGCCGGTCATGGACGTAACAATCATCTCACTGGCAATATTACCCCATCCCTCCTTGCTGTCGAGTTTATTTGATAAAACGAAACAGTTGAGAAGTTGGGGATTATTACGGCCCGAGTTGTACCAAATCCGTCCACCGGGAGCGAAAAGGTTATCAAAAAGAATATCATGAAACTTATCCTCGTATGATTTTTGTTTTTCTGGAGATTCAGCAAGAGCAACTTGCTTGGCTACCCTTCTGCAAGCTTGTTCCCAAGTTTCTTCTGGGGTGAAAGCATACCGATCCTTAAAAATTACTTCAGAGAATCCTTCCGGACAGAACATCTATTTGCTCCCATTTTTCAAGATCAGAAAGGTTAATTGTTATTTGATCCGAATCAATCAAATATACGTTGTTTGGATTTACGATGTTAAACCATTTTCCAAACACAAGCAAGTCGGATTGTCCTTGTAAAACGTTTACAGGAACAAAAGCAACGTCTGTATTATTTTTGTGTTTGTATAATCTATTCGGATACATTCAAGGAGTTTAGGATTAGTTGGCCGATCTCTCGCTTAACAACCTTTTTAAGTACCCGCCTCTTTCGCGAGCGAATTCCACTTAGATGGACAACCATTTTCATTAACCATACTGGTACTTCAACTCGTCCGTTAGATTCAACCTTTAGTTCTCCATCTCCGTGCTTTTGTTTAAAGGCTTCAATATGATCTTCCATTGAACGTTTCATTTTATTTTCTTTCTTTAAAAAAGGGAGCAGCAACTAACACTGCTCCCTTTCTGCACTTGCATGGGATTTTAAAAACCTAAGAGCTTGCTTACTTCTTCACCGTCAATTGTTTCTTTTTCAAGAAGAACTTTAGCCATTTCATTCAGAGCGTTTTTTTGAGACACAAGAAGCTGTCTTGCTCTTTGATAGTTTGATTCTACAATCAACTTTATCTCTCTGTCAATTGTTTCTGAAATTCTTTCAGAATGATTCTTTGATTGCTCAGTGTGGGTATTCTGTTTGATGCTGTAATTAAGTGGCCCAAGCGCTGCTGTCATTCCCCATTCAACAACCATCCTTCTGGCGAGATCAGTAGCTCTTTCAATATCGTTACTTGCTCCGGTGGTGTATTGACTAAAGATAATTTCTTCCGCAGCTCTGCCACCCATTAAGAATGCGATCATGTCTTCAGCGCGTTGTTTACTGATTGAAACCCGATCTTCTTCAGGAAGAGTTTGAGTAAGACCAAGAGCCCTGCCTCTGGGAACAATCGTTACCTTATAGATAGGATCAGTGTTCTTCAGAAGACGACCAACGATAGCGTGACCTGCTTCATGATAGGCAGTTGTCTTTCGCTCCTGTTCAGATAGAACCATGCTTTTCTTTTCTGGTCCCATAAGAAGCTTGTCACGGGCATACTCGAAGTCATCCATGGTCACGCTTTCTCGATTGTTTCGAGCAGCGGAAATAGCGGCTTCGTTCACAAGATTTTCCAACTCCGCTCCAGAAAATCCGGTAGTTCCTCGTGCTATTGTTTTTAAATCAACGTTTTCGGAAAGAACCGTTTTCTTAGTGTGAACACCAAGGATTGCTTCTCTACCCTTAACATCGGGAAGTTCTACTGTAACAACTCTATCAAAGCGACCCGGACGTAGTAGTGCTTTATCTAGAACATCGGCCCGATTGGTTGCTGCGATTACAATAATACCGCTGTTACTTTGAAACCCGTCCATTTCAACAAGAAGTTGGTTTAGGGTTTGTTCGCGCTCGTCGTTTCCGTTAAAGGAAATTCCCCTTTGTTTTCCAACTGCGTCAATTTCATCAATAAAAATAACGCAAGGGGAGTTTGCTTTTGCTTGTGCAAATAAATCGCGAACGCGAGAGGCACCGACTCCAACAAACATTTCAACGAATTCGGAACCGGAGACAAAGAAAAAGGGAACACCAGCTTCACCAGCTACCGCTCTGGCTAGAAGAGTTTTCCCTGTTCCGGGAGGGCCTTGCATTAGTACACCCTTTGGTGTTCTTCCGCCAAGCTTTTTAAACTTTGTTGGGTTCTTTAAAAAATCAACAATTTCTTCAAGATCTTGTTT